GAAACAATTGCTTTTGATTTAACAGGTGTTACCAGTTCGCATCCATTTGAAATTCGTTCAGATGCAAGTACTGCATATAATACAGGACTTGTTCATATCGCTCCTGATGGAACTAAGACAACAGGTTCAAACGCACAAGGCAAAACATCAGGTGTTTTATATTGGAAAGTACCTGGCGATATAAGTGGAACATATAAGTATATTTGTAATGTACACTCATCTATGATTGGTGATATTGTTATTGCTGACCCATCAGCAGGTGGCGGAGGGGGTGGCCTTCAAACAAGAACAACAAAATCTATCGCAACAAGTTCTATTTCTGATGGTGTAAAAGTTGATACAGCAATAGATGGATTCGCAAGTTTTGGTTTAATGAAGATTGAAACTTCTCATGCTGCTTGGGTAAGACTATATGTTGATACTGCTTCAAGAACGGCTGATGCTTCAAGATTAGAAACAACAGATCCTTCTCCTGATGCAGGTGTTATTGCTGAAGTAATTACAACAGGTGCTGAAACTATTAAGTTCGGTCCTGGTGTATTAGGTTGGTTAGATTCAGGAACATCTATTCCTGTTTCAATTACAAATAAATCCGGTGGCCAGGCCGCGATAACAGTCACATTAACTGTATTAGAATTAGAGGCTTAATTTAATGAAGGAATATATTGTCACTCTTCATAATAAAGAAGACCTAGAAGATTTCTATAATGATATGGAAACTCCTGGCGGTGACCTTTATATTCCTGATAGAGCAGTTGATTTAACATTAAGAAGAGCAATAAGTCGTAATACTTATTATATGTTAACTCCTGAAGAAGCGGAACAATTAAAAGAAGATCCTAGAGTGTGGGATGTTTCCCCAAAAGATTTAATAGATTTAATTGAATGGAAACCAACAGGTTATTCGGATTCAGGTAACTTTGTTAGAAATAGTAATTCTTTCCCATCTTCTTCTGAAAAAAATTGGGGAATGTTAAGACATAATGTTACGAATAACATTGATGGAAATTGGGGCGCTGATAGTGTTTCTACTAAATCAGGATCATTCACAATTACGGCATCAGGAAAAAATGTTGATGTATTAATTGTTGATGGAAGTATTACAACTGCTGCAGCAAATCATCCTGAATTCGCAGTAAATCCAGATGGCAGCGGTGGAACAAGAGTTCAATTCTTTAATTGGTTCTCTCTTACAAATCAATTAGGATTTGGGTCGAATGGAAATTATGATTATACTACGGTAGGATCATCCGGTGATACTGCTCACGGGTGCCATGTTGCTGGAACAGTCGCAGGTAATACCTTAGGTTGGGCAAGGGATGCAAATATTTACAATATAGAATTTAATTATTTCGGCGCCGTAAACTATGGTGGTGTTCTCGCTCAGGACACAATGTGGGATTATATTCGTGAATGGCATAATACCAAACCAATTAATACAGCAACAGGTCGACGAAATCCTACAGTAAGCAATCATAGTTATGGTGGTACATATACAAAAGATTCATTAATTACAAATGGACCTTATGATAGCATAGGAGCAATGAATTTTAGAGGTACATTGTATAATCCTCTTGGCGATTTTAGTAGAGGTTTAAATGATGCTGAATTAGAAGAAAGAGGTATTAATGTACAAGGAAATGGTGATTGGGAAATTAGTGCATATTATACTAATTTCATAGCCGACATTCAAGATGCAATAGCTGACGGGATTATTGTAGTATGTGCTTCAGGAAATCATTATCAAAAAGTAACTTTATCGGGTGATCAAGATTATGATAATGTTGCTTATTTAGAACAAAGCGGATCCATTGTATCTGCATTTAATACACACAGACCTGGAATTAGTGGAGGCGGAGCTGTTGCAGAAAGCATTGTAGTAGGGAATATTGATGACCAATCCAATGATAGAAAAAGAGCTTCTTCAGTTTGTGGTGGTGCAGTTGATATACATGCAGCAGGATCTGGTATTGTGAGTTCAGTATATGGAACAGGGAATGTACAAGATAGTAGGAATGGAAGTTTTTGGCTATCAAAATATACTGGGACAAGTATGGCATCTCCACAAGTAACAGGTGTATTGGCGTTATTTGCTGAAAGTAATCCAAACTTAGTTCAATCGGATGCAGTTGCTTTTCTTACGAATATGGCAACAATGAATCAGATGTATGATACAGCAACCGACGATTGTACTGACTTTGAAAGCTTACAAGGTGCACCAAACAGAATTTTATATTGGAAAAATCAAAGACCTGAAACAGGAATGAGTTTTCCAAAGCAAAATGCAAAAGCAAGACCTACATCAGGTCGAGCCTGGCCTAGACCAAGAATGAGAGTTAGAGGTTAGTCCAGTGGTAATAAATAAACAAATATACTCAAGAGCGATAGTAAGATTATGGCAGAAATCCTAACAAATAATTTTAAAAGTGATGTAAACAAAACTTTCATCATTGATGCAAAAGCGAATGAAGATTATTATATGTTTGTTTCTTCTATCGGAACATTCAATCCGGTAGATTCTGCCGTCTCACAAAATGAATTTTTAGAAAATACATTATTTGCCAAGAAGATTAAAAACGAAGATATTAATTTTATGATTAGATATTATCCTTGGCAAAGAGGAACAGTATATACTCAATACGATGATGCAGTCGATTTAACAGGAACAAACTTTTATGCAGTAGTTGGTCCTAATGATAATGATACTGGTGACTACCGAATTTATAAATGTTTGGATAACAACAACGGCGGAACTGCAGAATCGCCTCCTACATTTGATAATGCTAACTTAAATCAAATTTATGAAACGGCAGACGGTTATGTGTGGAAGTATATGTATCGTCTCACTACATTACAATTCGAGGGGTATAATGCATTAGGTTATATACCAATTGATCCTTCAGCAACGATTGAACCAGCGGAGGTTTCAGGCGGTGGAATATCAGATATAGAAGTAACGAATTCTGCTTCTAATCAAGGATATCAACAAAAATATGCTGTATTAGATTTTATCTTTGGAAGAACTGGTGGAATAAATGTTCACGGAGAAGTTTCTGTTAGAGTAGATCCTCTTGATACAACTTGGTCTTCAATTGATAACTATTATGTAGGACAATATCTTTATATCACAAACCCAAGTTCAAGTGTAACAAATTTATTCAGAATAGATTATTACAAATATAATACATCAACAGGTAAAGCAGAAATTAGAGTTGGACCAGAATTGTCAAATCCTAATAGAGGAAATGTTGAAGGTGCAACACAAGCCAATCCAGTAGTTATTACATCAACTGATCACGGTCTTTCTCAAAGACAACCTATTCGTTTTAAAGACGTAGGCGGTATGACAGAATTAAACGATGATGATGGAGATGGAAATCCAGTTTATTATGTTGATGTTATAGATACAAACAATTTTAGTTTAAAAACAGATACTTCTTTATCATCAGGTCTAGACGGTTCAGGATTTGGAGCATTTACTTCAGGCGGAACTTGGGAAGCAGATAAAGACTTAGTTACAGCAGGTGTTAAGACACAAGGACCTGCAGATATTATACCAAGAATTGATATTAAAGGTGATGGAGTTGGTGCAGTTGCGATTCCTGTTATTGACGGAGATCGAATTGCATCTGTTACTGTTTTGAATGCAGGTTCAGGATATAATAATGTAATTGCAGAAGTTGTAGATCCAATTGTAGATTTTAATCCTGACGATCCAAACTCAACGGATGTAAGAGCAGTCATAAGACCTATAATTGAACCTAAAGGCGGTCATGCATACAATCTTATTGATGAATTAAAATGTAAACACTTTTCAATGTATGCATATATTACAGCAGATGATAATACAAATATAGGTGATGTAAATACCTATGGATCTTTAGGTATTGTAAGAACTCCGTCCTTTAGGGATGTTGGTGCAGGTACATGGAGAAGCGGTCAAGCAAACACTGCTTTAATTCCTGATATATTTGATAACAGAATAGCAATTACAACGGATGATTGGCAAAGTGTAACAGCAAACAGTATTGTGACTCAAGTAGATGGAAGTAATCAGATTACATTTACAGCACAAGTACATGAAATTGACGACACAGCAAACACAATTTATTTGGCTGAATACATGGGTCCATATCAAAATAATAAGCTTGTAGGTAACGGAGATACATCTTTTAACCCTAATCTTGATATTGTATCAGATACAGGTCAGAGAATCACAATAAATAATCCTGTAGACGATAATATTGTGTATTCAGATTATATACAAAGAACAGGTGAAGTATACTTCATGGAAGACTTCTTCCCATTAGCAAGAACAGACCTATCAAGAGAAGAATTTAAGTTTGTATTGGAATTTTAAGGAACGTAAGCAAAAATGCCTATTAATAAAAATTTAAATATTGCCCCATACTTCGATGATTACGATGTTGAAAAGCAGTTTTATCGAGTTATGTTCAAACCTGGTTATGCTATTCAGGCAAGAGAGCTTACTCAATTACAATCAATGCTTCAAAATCAAGTCGAGCAGTTTGGTGATAATATTTTCAAAGAAGGTTCAATTGTTAAGGGATGTAACTTTACAGAACTTGATGATCTTAAATATGTAAAAGTAAATGACGGTCCTGTTGGATTTAATGCACTTGCATATATTAGTGGACCTGGTGTAGAACCTATTCAAGGACAAGATGTTGAAGTTGATTATGTTTACGAACTTGTTGGTCAATCGACAGGTTTAAGAGCAGAGATTGTTCAAGCTTCAGTTGGTTTCCAAACAAGACCACCAGATTTAAACACTTTTTATATTAACTATTTAAATACTGTTCCATCAGCAAAAGAATTCCAGGCTGGTGAAAACCTAATTATTAATAAGCATAAGTACTTAAGAGGAACGACCACAGGTACTCTTGCATCCGAAGTTGTATTATCACAAGGTCTTGCTGTTAGTACAGGAGTTAGTACACCACATGTTGGTAAGTCTTTTGGTATTGAATCTGCTCCAGGTATTATATTTCAAAAAGGACACTTTATCTTTGTTGCAGAGCAAAGAATTGTAGTTGAAAAATATTCCGACCAACCTGACCAAAAATCTGTTGGTTATTCAGTAAGCGAATCTTTAATAAGTGCATTACAAGATGCATCATTATACGATAATGCAAACGGTTCTAAAAATGAAAATGCTCCGGGTGCAGATAGATTAAAGCTTGTACCTAATTTAACAGTTTTAGCTACTGCTGATGCAAAAGCAGACGAGAGTTTCTTTACATTAGTTCGTTATCAAAATGGTAATGCAATTACTGTCCGTGATGTTTCTCAATACAATGTATTAGGTGAGGAACTTGCTCGAAGAACATACGAAGAATCAGGCAATTACATTTTACAACAATTCCCATTAAGCACAGACGATCGTGTTCCTTCAGGAGCTGCTAACTCTGAGGTTCAAGTTATTGTAGGACAAGGTGTTGCTTATGTTAAAGGTTATCGAGTAGAAAATTCTGGTGAGCGTTCATTCACAATTGACCAAATTTCATCAACAGAAGAAATATTCAATCAAAATGTTTCTATGGAATATGGAAACTATGTTGAAGTTTTAGGCGGGGGTAATCCTGGTACAGGTTGGAATGGAAGATTAGATTTAGATATTACTGGTACTGCTAATGCACAAACAGCAGCTAATGCTAATATGGGTAGTGTTACTATTCAAAACCTAACACCTGAAAGAATTTATTTACATTCATC